TCTACTTTATCAGTAGTTTTTGTTATTGTAAAGGGTCCGAGTGGAGACCCTGTTTGAGTATCAGAAGGAAAATCAGAAATAAACAAAGTTACTTTTGAATTACCAACTAAAAATTTATAGTCAGGCATAAATCTTTTCATAGACATAAAAAATTCTCCATCATCTATATCAAAGTCTCCTGATCTAATAAATGCTGCAATAGCTGTTGTACCAGAACTGTTGACCTGGTCTGTGCCAATTTCATGAGCGTAATATGTTGACGCTCCATACTTATTAGTAACTCCATTAATTAAAGCAGTTACGGGTGTGGTTGTAACTCCATACTCTGTAGCATAAGGTAAATTAAATACACCTTGATCTTGATACGTAGATCGAGATAGTGAGCTGGTAGTCCAACAGTTTTCTTGATAATTATAAGTAACACATCTATCAATTTGTTCTGATCCTGACTTAGGATAAAACCAATTAACTTCTGTATATAAACTGTTAGGTGATGAATAAACAGTGTCAGCTGCATCGTAATTAATTCCAAGATCACCATTACGTGTAGTAAACACAAAGTCTTCTACTAAACACGGTAAAGCTTTTACTGTTCCATCATACACAAAGAATCCGCCTTCACCTGACATCCAGTATACAGCTCCATTAACATAACTAGCTGCATGTTGAGCAATGCATCCACAGTTGGTGCCGACTTGTCTTACAGAAAAAGTAAAAGGTGGACCAACAAATTGAATAACATAAGCAGCTAAATCAGTTAAAACAAAAACGTAATCTTTACCTTGAAGAGCTGCGGTAATTTTATTTCCTGTGTCTAACCTAAACGTTCCTGCCGTATTAGTAGCGGTAGGTGTGTATGTATTAAGATCTTCTTGATTCGAAAATCTTACAAACATCGGATCTTGAGTAGCTGCATTTCCAATAGTTGTTTCTGTTCCAAAATGAAATAGGTGTCTATCTCTATCAGAGACTAAAGTAAATCTGGTAGCTGTTGGATTGGCTGAGGTTGCAAATCCGCTAGTTGTTAATGAAGCTCTTATTGTTCGTGGATTAGTCGCTCCTGCATTCCATGTAAAAGTTTTACCGTTAAATATTGTTGCAACTAATACTTCACCAAAATTATCTAATGACCAGTTACCTGGATCTAGGGTTACATTACTTACCGTTCTTTCTGTTCCCCATGTTGAGTCTCCCCATAAATATGTACCCCATCCATATCCTCTCGTTTGAAAGGTAGGACCGACGATAACATACGGTTTTACCGTAGCTGATCCTGTAGCAGATCCACCAGGATTAACGGCTACCGTTGGAGCCGTAATTTTAAATGTGTGGGTAGTTACGTCTCTTATTTCAAAAGCGTTTTCAGTAAAAGTATCTGAAGAAGTAAACCCATTTGGCGTAACAGACATTGTATTAAATACGATATATCTTCCATTAGTTAATCCATGACTAGTTAAATTAACCGTGCAATCGGCTGATCCTTGAACTGTATCAAATGTAGCAGACCCTGATATCTGAGTATCTAAAGGAGTAATGTCATAAAATGCATCTCCATAATAAATAAATAAACCTTGAGAAGTTCCAATGGCTGTATATTTTTCTCCTTTTAAACTAGTAAAAGCTAATTGTCTTCTAGCTGCTCCTGGTAAAGTTTCTTGGGCCACGGTTAGTTGTTCCCAACCACCTATTTTTTCTGGAGCTGTATATCTAAATCTTACAAAATCCCCATCTACCCACTGACCAGGGAGAGCTGATGGTACACTTTGTTTATTGAAACCTGCTGCAAATTTGACTTTTTTTAATGCCATATAAGAAGTATACAAAGATTTTAGGCTAAATTCTACTCAATTTTTTATCTGTATTTCCACATATGAATCAGAATCTCCTAGTTTTCCTACAGGCATAAAATTCATTGCAATACAATATCTGGGTATGGGAGACTTGTGAGTTCCTACAACATGATAAACTTCACTAGGAAACAGTAATAAGGTATCAGTTTTAGGCTTTACTTTAACTTCTTTGCTATTGTTTAAATTCCATTTAGAAGCGGTTATATTAATACGTTGATCTCCAGTATCTTCAAAAAAAATTGCTGCTGAATCCTCATCCATTTGTGGATAATAAACTCCACTAAATATACAGTTTCTATGGTTATGGGGAAAAGAAGATTCACCTTGATGAGTTTTACTAATCCATGATGTAGTCATTACAAAATCATTTTGTCTATATTCAAAGACATCATTTTTAAATTGTTCAACAGCTTTTAATATTTTATTTTTAAGTTTAGGTAATTTTTTTAAAACCTGCTTGTCATAGGATACATGACATATTTGAGAATAATCTTGTCTATCTTTTTGTGCTGAGCTTTGATGAGCACGTGTTGTCTTAATAGTATCTAAGACTTTAACAATATGATCTGTTTCTTTTTTTGTATTACCTAATACTTTACCAAAGATAACTTTTGGAAATAATTTTGTTAATGTGTAATCTAATTCCACCAAGGCCCTTTCTTCCAAAGAGCTGCAGTTATTCTTTCTCCTTTAGTTACAGGAGTAACTTTGTGAGCCAGAAAAGAAGGAAAGACTAAGACAGCTCCTGGTTTACTAAATTCTTTTATATGTAATGGTCTACCCCACCAAATATAAAAATCTCCGCCTTCGTATTCTTTTTCTGATAGATTAATTAAAGTAGTAAGTTTAGCAGTAAATCCTTTATCAAAAAATTCACCATCAACATGCCAATCATATTGACCTTTAACATTAGCTCTATAAATATTATGATTCACACAATCATATCTAGTAAAATTTTGTGTAGTAAAATTAAAGTATTGCATATTTGTAGAATCAATTAAATCTTCAATATTATCTATTTCTTTACATTTTCTTAATGCATGTAAATCTAACACTGAAACTTTTGCAGTTTTTATAGCATCTTCGGAAGGTTTATCTTTTAATTTAGGCTTTAAATTTTTTAAAAAAAACTTATTAATCTTTTTAATTTGATTGGGCTTATATATGTCTTGATACCAATAATAACAAAATTTCATGAATAATTAATAATTAGTTTTATTCCTCTTACATAGTTTTGTTGAACTTTTGTAGCGTAAGCTTTGTTTTCAAATAAAACAATTTTATTATCTGCAGGACTTATTTCTACATTATCTTCAATTATAGTTTTTCCATTATTTCCATCCATAAATAGAATAGCTGTTTTACAATTAAACTTTCTATCTTTTATTAAAGGTGTAATATGTTTATCGGGATCTTTAGTAAATAACAAAGCCTTAACTTGAGTAATCATGTTTGGTTTTAATTTATCAAGAACAGGCATAATATCATCAAACCACGGAGAAGTTTTTTCATGCCAATCAAAAAAGGTATGTTGAAAATAATGTTTGTCTTCAAAACTATTTTCATTGTAATAAAACCAGGGGAAAGACGATAATCGTAAAGCTTTTTTTAATTTTTTATATTCGTCTTCTTCTAAAAAATCTTTTATTTCTCTAATATTACTGTCCATTCTAACTCCTTTATTATGTTTTCAATATGTAACACAGTCGTTTTATTTTTAAAAATATAGTTGTGTAGTTCTATTCTATCAATGATGTACCATTGACTTAAAGTTTCCATAACTATTTTATCAGCCTTAGATCTAGTTGATCCTTTTTTAGCTGTACTACCATCTTTTTGTTTTTTTAACGGTCTAACATCAAATTTAAACCTTTCGTTATACCTATCTTTTAAAATACCTGAAACATCCCACAGTTGTTTTTTTCTAGTAGCTTCTGTCGGAAACCTAGCTTGTTTTAAATATCTTTCTGCAAATGTTTTAACACTCATAAAAATTATTTATACTCCTCTTGAATTTTAAAGTCAAAATTAATGACTGTTCTTTTATCATATTTAACAGGATTATTTCCTGAATGGTAAATGTTGCCATCAAAATAAATAGCTTTGCCTTGTTTTGGACTTACTCTTTTTAAAGTTTTATATCCCTTATCTAAAAAAGTAGGGTCTCCTTTTTGATAAGTTTTATCAAAAAAGAATGTATCTCCATCAGAGTCTTCAACATAATAAATTAAACTTTTATAATTAGTTTCATCTTTTAAATCTACATGAGGATAATTATATTTTTCTAAGTCATGGTTGCTATGTTGCATTGTTCTTCTTATTCTTATTCTTAAAACTTCTGTAATAGGTATGTTTAAATCTGAAAGAATAGAGTCTACAAAAAAAGCATAGGCATCAGAGTTAATTCCATTAGGTAAAATAAAAAGAGTATGAACATACGCAGGTGTTAGGGTAATATGTTTATTACCTGGTTTATTTATTTCTTTATCACTTAAAATAGTGTCATAGTAATACCAAGGGAAAGTATCTGAATCTAAAGTTTTTTTAATTTCTTTTTGTCTATTTTTTGGAACTAGATTATTTAATATCTTTATCATAGATAGATCCTTTCAATTTATTCTGATCCCAATTTACAGGATGTGTCCAAGAAGACAAGGAGTATTTAGTTCCAGATAGTAATGGATAAGCTACGTGTGGATGAGTAACCTGTGAGGGCCAAACAAAACACCATCCTTTTGGTATATCTTTGTTAGTCCACTTCTGTCTTGGAAACTCTACATGACATCCTTCAAAGTCAGTATTTAATTTTACATTTAAAGTAAATTTACTTGTATCATTATGTAGTTTTACATTTTGTCCTTTACGATGATATTTAATAATCATTGGACAAAACCAACCTGAAATATAACTACCTTGAAATTTAGTAAACAACAAAGGAGATATTTTTTCTTTGTATTGTATACAAAAATTTTTAAATAAATCTTTTTCTATATCTGTAAAAAATAATGTGTCCCAAGGACAATTATCTGTTTCACCTTCTGATTGATTATATACGATATAGGGAGCAAATTCTTTTTTCTTTTGTTCGCAGATAGCAACGAGCTCATCACAAAAAGTTTCGGTATAAAAAGGAGTTATTAATATATCCTTTACGAATTTATATTTTTTTCCACAGTCGGGATGTATGCCTTTATTATATATCACAGTCAAAATTAAAAGAGATTATGGTTTTTAAAGTATTGGTTATTTGAGGGGGAGCTCGGTGTTTTATAAATGAAGGAAACACAATAAGGTCACCTTCTTTTACATCAGGCATTATACATTTTTTAGTAACAGGATCTATAAGTTCTGTGCCAATACATTTAGTGTTATAATTAACATAATAAACTCCTGTAAAACTACAGCCATGAATGTGCCAATGATGTGTGCTATTTTTTTTATATTGTTGAAACCAAATATCTTTGAGTTCTAATTTTTTAAATTCCATTTGATTTAAGAAAGGTTCAAAACTTTTTAAAAAATCAGGAAGTATCATTTCTGCCCAAGGTCTTTTAGGATCTGTGCTTTTATGAAAATCACATTTATAAATATTATCCATGTTATAATTATTTCTTTTATCTAATGGTTCTTGTTTAAAATGTTTAAGCAACTTAGCTTTATATTTTTTATGTTCTTTAAACGGAAATTTAATAATTTTGTATGAAACTATTTCCTGCATGCGTGGGACATTCCTAACCAATGTCTTCCATCAAAAGGTTGTTTATCTTTGCGATCAATATTATTCCAGTGTAAAAATACTTGACCACATTCTCCTTCCTTAAGAGGTTTTCTCCAATGAGCTAATTCCATACCTTTATAAATTAGCATATCACCAGATTTTAAATTTATAGATTTCCCTTCAACATAAATGGGCCACGAGGTTCCTCCTAGATTTAATGTAGACGAATACTCACAACTGTTTCTATCTTTATGTTTTTTTAATTCATTATCTTTTTTATAAAGTCTTGCATAAGAATATGTAGGAACTAAATTCACACCTGTAATTTTTTCCATATGATTTTGTAGTAGCATTAGTAAAACATCAAAAGCTGGATCTCCATATATACAATAAATTTTTTCTTTAAACATAGCGTCTCCAAAAGTTCCATGTACAACTTCTAATGTGTGTATTAATTTTTCTCTATGTAATACTTTTAAAAGTTCACTTTTAAATCTCAATAGATTAAAAAGATAATGGGCCATATCTCCCGATATAGCTTTACGAATAATTTTATATTTATTTTTTTTAAAACTCATTCGACATGTCCATATTCTACCCAACCCGTTATAACATATTTATCATTAGATAAAGGTGGGTTTCCTCTATGGGTATGTGTGAAACCAGAAGGCCATAATAACAAAGTATTTCTTTTAGGTTTAAATCTACATTTTTGATATAAAAATTCTGTTTCTCCTCCGTCCTTTACATCATTTAAATACAACATAAAAACCATAACTCTATTTCTAGATTGCATATTTGAATTTTCTGTATGCCAAGAGTGGTAACCTTCACCAGGTAAAGTTCTTTGAATCTTTACATCAAAAATAGAATGTTTTTGAAAATTATTTAGCGTAGAATATTTTTGTGCATAAATTGGATATATGTCTTTAAAAAAAATATTTATAAAATCTTTGTTAACATAAGGTAATTCTAAATTATATATTCCTTGTGATATGGTTGAAAGAGAACGGTCAGATACATCCTGAAACTCTAAACCTCTAGGAAAAACCACTCCTTCTTTTTCAGATCTCGTGTAATACTTTAAATAACTATCTACCAGTTCTTCTGGTAAAGCATTTTCAAATACACCAATAAAATCATCTCTTAATTTATATTTCATCTAAAAGGCCTTCCTTGTTGCCAAACCACTAAAGAGTATCTAGTGCCCTTAGTTACAGGCTTTACCATATGTTCTTGATGAGAAGGAAAAACAACAATAGATCCTTGTTCTCTTACTTCTTTGCATTCTACTGGTTTATGTTGAATGTTAAACATGAACTGACCTCCGGAATAATCTTTTTTATCTGAAAGAATAAGTGACATAGAAAGTTTTCTAATAAAACCATTTTCAGGTTCTTCAAAAGAATCACTATGCCAATCATAGAATTGATTTTTATTATATATAGTAAACTGTGGGGTTTCAGGTCCGTCTAATTGAAAATTCCAACCTGCAGCAATATTTGCTTGATTAATGTAAGGAGTAACAATATGTTTTATCCAAGGTTGATTCATAAACACTACGTCAGAATCTCTTAAATTCATTTTCTTTTTGAATTCTATACCTTTAGTTCCTCCAACTAAACCTTTTTTACCTGGACTATTTAATCCTTCATTAATAATTAATTGACAAAGCGATTTAGGAATGGCTTTAGGAAAGTACCAATAAGCGTATTTAAGTATCATATTTCAAACCTTTCATAGGTTCGAATATCATAAATTATTAGTAATGTAAATAGATTATATAGCTACCCACGCAGAAGTAGAAGGGTTCCAATAAAATTTGTTTGATGTTGGAATATCATTATTGTCATATTCTGTAGCTTCCCATCTTTGAGTTGCTTCAATCCAAGTATTGCCATATACAAAAACTCCACCAGCATCTTGCGTGCTTGGTCTTGCAATGGGAGGATCCCATAAACAAGTATCGTCATTTAAAGTCCAAGAATCATAAGGTTGTGGTTCTACAAACCCATTTTTTTCTGAGTCCCATATCCAGCCTATAGCTGGCATGTTTTTTCTAAAAGGTGTTCCACCTTCTCCGTGAACGTTTCCTGATGTATTGTAAGAACATTGTCTCCAATTTCCACCAAATAAAGTATTACAATATTGTTCACCAGTGTTTGGATTAGGTGCTTCCGCATCATCAACTTTTATTATTCTTAAAACTATATTGTCGTTATCAATTTCTGCAAATGTCGCCATTAGTCTACCTGTACCGTTCCTGAAACAGTAAAGACTGCAACTTTATCACCATTTGGTGCTGTTGATGTTGAATTAGTTCCTGGAGCAACTGTAAACGTACCTCCATCAGTTCTGAAAACTGCTTTTCCGGATCCGCCGCCTCCGCCGGGTCCGCCGCCGTCAGCACCGCCGCCGCCACCGCCGCCGCCAAGATTTGCTGATCCAGCATTTCCTGATCCACCTGGTCTATTACCACCTGAACCACCGCCACCTGGAGAACCACCTCCACCGGGGTTTCCGATGTAACCACCTGATCCACCGCCGCCAGCATAAGTTGTGTCGCCGCCGCCAGTAATATCTGCATCAGGTGCACCTGGACCACCAGGTCCTGGAACATTACTTCCTGCTCCTCCAGCACCACCACCGCCACCTTGGCCTGGGGCACCGTCATTTCCTTCAGCTGGAGTGTAACCACCTTCGTTACCTTCTCCGCCGCCTCCACCAGAACCACCTTGTTGAGTCGCTGCTGGATTACTAATTTGTCCTCCGTAACCTCTTCCACCACCTGTAGCTGAAAAAGTTCCGTCTGCATATCCAAAACTAGAATTTTGTCCTTCTGCTGCTGAAAAACCTCCACCAGATCCTGATCCAATAGTTACTGTATATGCTGTACCTGGAGCCATTCCAATTACTTCGCCAGAAGAAAGTGGGGTACTACCAAAAGATAGTCTAAAACCACCTGCTCCACCGCCGCCTGCAAGGTCTTTTCCACCTCCGCCGCCGCCGGCTACAAGTAAATAATTTACTTCTGCTGCACCGCCTCCAGCTGTTTCACCGAAACCTCTAGCTGCCGCTGCTCCAAAACTTCCTAATATTGGCATAATCTTTCTCCTCCTAATTTATTACGCAAACTGTGTTTGAGAAGCTAACGCTGTAAACGTAGCTGAACCAGTTTTTATAATTGTGTATGAATAAACATCTAATGAGCTTGCGTTACCAGCACTTGGTGCTGCTCCGCCTTGCCACTCTGGAGTAATTGCTGAACCATCAACAGTAACTGCACTGTTGTAATAAGGAGTTGATCCTTGTTTTACAATGTGGGCTACCGTAATTGATTCGCCTGTATCCATGATTGAATCTAAAGAGTTTGATCCATCACCTCTAATATTTAATGTCCAGTTAGCTGCTGCATCTGATGTGTAGTTTAAAACTGCTTGAGTTCTTACATCATATTGAATTGTACCAGTAGCTGCTACTGCTGCAGTTGTAACTGTTTCTGCAATCGCTTTCATTGCTGACAAACCATCGTTCTTGATCATACCAATACCTTTTGCAGATAAAGTTAGATCGATGTTTGTGTCACCACCTGTTGCAGCTAATGATGGTGAGTTACCAGTTGCTGCGTTTGCTACAGTTAATTCGTTAACCGCAGAACCAGTTGTTAAAAAAGTAAGTTGTTGATTACTGTTTTCATCAATAATACCTGTTGTAGTATCAATAATAATATTCTTACCATTTGTATCTAGGTCTGCTGAAAGTTGTGGTGAAAAGTCAGATGAAAGATCTGTAAACGCTGTGTCAACAACGTTCGTTCCATCTGAATAAATCATTTTAGTGCCTTTGTCAGCTGCCGCCCAAGTTACTCCAGTTCCTGAAGTAGTTTTGAAAGTTACTGTGTAAGCACCACTAGTAGCATTATCTACTACAAAAGTTTTTTCGATAGAATCAGGGATAGTTACGTTAACTGCTCCTCCGATTGTACCTGTTAATTTTAATACTTGGTTTTTTCCGTTTGAAATAGCACCGTTTGAAAAAGTTAAAGTTGCACCTGAAGTGACTCCAACTGCTTCATAACCACCGATTGCTTGTTCTAGAATTAATAAGTTTGTATTTGTGATCTGTCCCCAAGTTCCCGAGTTTTCCCCAGTAGCCTGGACTGTAAGTTTTAAACTAGCTGATGTAGAGTTTGCCATAATTTTTATTCTCCGATTTTACTATTTTATTAAATAATTTATATAGTGTCAAACTATAATTATGCAGCGTTGGTTGAAACTTCCTGCCATCCTGGAGGGTCAACTGGTGCTGTACCAGTATTAACTTCGTTCCAAATCAGTACATTTGTAGCTGTTCCAAGAGACATTGTCAACCCTAATCCTGAAGGGAATGCAATACCATCTCCTGTTGTAGATACGTTTCCTACGTTTGTAAATAATAGTGGTAAACCAGTAATAGTAGGAATCGTTACTGCATCTAAAGTTGCAGTTCCTAATGATAAAGTTGCAGTGAAAATATCATCAGTATCTGGTCTGTATAAACCATCTCCCCAAGTAGATTCGCCCCAAGTTCCATCACTCCAACCCATAGCCGCTAATGGAGCAATATTTGCATCGCCTCTTATATCAAAATTACTAATAGCAGATAAATTCATGGCCATAGCTTGACCAGTAACTTGTGCATCAGGAGCAGGATCAACACCTGAGAAATTTTCTAACATTGACATTGTCAATGTGTTTACTTGTTGATTACCGTAAACTCCGAATCCCCAATTAGAATTACCCCACGTTACAGCTGATTTAGCAGAAACTTCAGCTATTGTTATATTATCTCCAATCGCTGTTCCTAAAGATACTGACATTGGTAAACTTGAAGCGTTTACAACTGCACTTTCAAAACTTAAACTTATTCCTAGAGGGAAACCAGTTACAATTGGACCTACTTTAATATTTATACTTTCATCACCTAAAGTTGCAGTTAATGCATTTCCAGTAAGAGTTAAATTAGAATCACCGTCAAAAGAAATACCACCAGAACCTTCAGCTGCAGTTAAAACTTGACCTGTTGGTTGTACCACCATAATAGATGCACCCCAACCTTCGACACCCCAACCATCAGAACCCCAACCTGTATTAATTTCGTTATCAATCGAAACATTTGCTAATGTCATTGGTAGAGAGAAATTATTTGCTAGAACTTGACCGCCAATGCCCCAAGAATCTATTCCCCATTCTTTTCTTCCCCAACCTCTATTAGTTTCTGTATTAATTAATTCATCGCCTACAGCCATGGACATTGAAACACCGCTTGGTATTACAGTTCCAAAACCATTCCAAACGTTTGAACCCCAAGTATTTCTTCCCCAACCTGTACTAGATGTTTGATCTACTTGGCCTAAATTTGCAGACATGGCAAGTCCAGTTACTAATTGATTTCCTGTATTAATTGATCCCCATTCACCAATATTCCAAGCTAAGCCTCCCCATCCTGCACTTCCAAATGGTGTAACATTTCCTAGTGTAAATGATGTTGTTTGTCCTGTAACAGGAATATTATTTTGAATAGATCCCCAAGAATTTTCATTCCATCCTCGTGATCCCCATCCTTCACTTGGAGTAGAAGACTCATCACCTAAAGCCATTGGTAAAGGAAATCCAGTAGGTTTAATTGTGCTTGTTAATGATTGCCATGTGTTATTGCCCCAAGGTAAAGAGCTCCAAGTGTTTTGAGTAATATCAAATATTCCACCCATACCTATGCCATGGACATAACATAGATAATAAAAATCTGTTTGACTCGAAGGTGTTATTTCAACGTATCGAGTTGTTCCTGAATTAAATGTTGCAGTGTTGGTGTAGTTAGCTTGATTACTAGATCCGTCTAAATAATAAGTTACGTTCGCAGAAATTATTCCCGACGTACTAGTGTTAGTCGAAAAAATTAATGGATGATTATCATTAGTTCCATCACTTTGATCAAAACGAAGAGTGGCTCCTGAAACCCAATCAATGGTTCCGGGACCAGTAGCGTTACGGGCACCGTCTAAGTAAAATACGTTACCTGTACCACCGCCGTATAGACTACCGGATGCAACGGTAACTGTGTAAATTTTACTCGCCATAGGAGTTTACCTCCTACTTAACCAGAGATTCTTAAAATCGCCGCTGTTGATGTTGGTGCTGGAAACTGGATTGTAAAAGTTCCTGAAGTAGCTGTTTTATCTGCTCCAAAATCTAAAACTGCAACTGACGCGTTTGTTGTGTCAGAAGATGTGTTGTAGATTAAAGCACCTCTAGCTGTTAACGTTACTCCAGTAAAAGATCTATCTGCGAAGTCTGTTCTTGCAACACCTGCAGTCATAGAAGTTCCTGAGTTAACGAGTAAGCCACCACCAGCTGTGTACTGACCACTGTTAGAAACTTCAGAAGAAGTTGTGTAAGCAGTAGTAGCGGAATTTAGAGTTGCTGTTGAAGAGTAAAGAGCTATTTTAAACTTGTCACCACCAGTTTGTTTGAAATTCATGTCAGCTTCTAAAAGCTGTTTCTTAAATGAATTTGCAATTGCTTGTGTTATTGCCATAGTTTTTTCTCCTTATTGTTTACCTATTCGAGGAACACCTGCTTGGTATTCATCTCGTCTTCGTCTTCCCATTTGTTCTATTGAGAATCCTTTGACTGCCTCTGTGTATTTTTTATCATATAACTGGAGCATGTCAACGGGTCCCTTTAAAAAACCGTAAGCCTCTACTAGGCAAGCATACAATAAACCATTGGGAAATTTCTGACTTAAGTATGTAGTAGCATTTGTACTAGATAATCCCTGCGTTTTCAAGATATAATTTAATTGAATTGTATAAGTAGCATCAGGGGTTGGGGCAAAAACTAAAGTGTCTTCATCCCAATAGCTGTAGTATTTAGGAACCCCTGTCTCTCCTTTGGGGTTATATTCAGCCATAAAGTTTGTATCTCTATACTGAAGAAAGTCTCTATTATCTGCAGAAGCTGTGCCATCAGAGTCTACAATTTGAGCAGATCTTACGATTAGCAAATCAGAAGGAGTGTCAATAAATCTAGTGTTAAGAACTAAACTAGCTGTTGCATATTTTCTATTGTTATCAGAATCTACTTCTCTTAAAATTCTAAGTTCAGCGTCTTGGATAAACCCATTTAAAATAGTATCAGTAAATACATTTGCATTTACTTCTGTGTAATCTTTAATTTTTTGTTTTAATTCTGTGTATGTCATGCTCTATCATTAACAGGTCCAGCTAAACATTGGAA